GGCGTCAAGCCACAGGCCAAGGCCTGCGATCTGTCGCGGGTCAAACGCCGTCGATGCGGCGGCTCTGGGTCGCAGGAGGCGGGGATTCATTGGCATGGCGCGTCGCTACTGTAGGGATGTAAGGTCAGACGACCCGCCACACGGCAGAGGTCGAGTCGTACACGATCAGGGCCGCCCCACCGTTGGCCGACATCACGAACGTCCCGGCCCACGGCACGGCGAACTGGGCGTTTCCGTTGGGGCCGGTCGCGTGCTGCAGGTTGATCGGGGCCGTCGCTCCGACGTTGACCAGGAGCTTGGCGTCGCCCGCAATCCCGGTGATCCCGAGGCCCCAGAGGTTGACGCCCGTCGATCCAGTGACCGCTAGGCGGTAGATGTCGCCCGAGCCGGGGTTGTAGCCGGTGACGGTGGTGTTCGCCGTGAGCACGGACGGCGTTGTGACCACGTTGGTGTATTGAGCACCGGTGGGGCCGGTCACGCTTGGGCCGGTGCTGCCCGTGGGGCCGGTCACAGTCGAGGCGGCACCGGCTTGGCCGGTCGGGCCAGTCGAGCCCGCGGCACCTGCCGAGCCGGCAGCACCAGCCGGACCCGTAGGCCCGGCGATCCCGGAGCCGACGAGCTCCCACGCTTGACCATTCCACGAGTAGGTGCGACCGCCCGTGGTGGTCTGCTGGTTGAGCGACGGGTTGGATGGAAAGGTGAGAGGCATTGCTTGTTCCTAGTTATTAGCCGCCGGCAAGCGTAATTGAATTCCAGTTATTACCATCCCACACAACGATGACGGCAGGGCTAAATACATTAAGCGTCGCGATACCGGTCGCTGTGTTTGTTTTGACGAAAAGCGAATATGTGGCCGTGGCGTCAGTGTTTTTTATGACGTAGTTCGCTCCGGTTGCTGACCCTGTTGGTAGCACAACGTCTTGGTTTGCGCCCGACGGCTGGATGAACTGGTATTTTGCTGCGCTCGCACTGAGCGTCAGCGTGCCCGTGATTGAGGCGACGTTGATCCCGCCTTGTGCTCCAGGACCAGTCGGCCCGGTTGGCCCGCCAGACGGACCAGTTGGCCCCGTGATCGTCGAGGCTGCGCCCGTAGGCCCCGTCACCGATGCGCCCGTAGGCCCGGTCACCGTTGACGCTGCGCCCGTAGGCCCCGTCACCGATGCGCCCGTAGGCCCCGTGATCGTCGAGGCCGCGCCCGTCGGTCCACGCTCGCCCTGCACGCCAATCTCCACCCAGTTGGTCGCGTAGCGGACGAAATACTTGCCGGTTGAGTCGTCGAGCCAGATGGCCCCCGCAGCGGCGATGCCAGCCCCGGTCGGTGCCGTCGGGCCGGTGGCCGCAAACGCGTAGCCGCCGGTTGGGCCGGTCACCTGCGGACCCGTAGGCCCCGTGATCGTCGAGGCCGCGCCCGTCGCGCCCGTGGGCCCGTTCGACAAGTCAATGCCCGTCGGCCACCCGCTGACCGCGTCCTTCGGCCCGTAGAGCAGTTTGTTGCTACGGTCGATGAACAGGTCGCCCGCGTTGCCGACGCCGCCAGTGGGCGCAGCGTTGCCCGCGAGCACCGGCGAGGCTCCAGACGGTAGCGAGTAAAACGGCATCGGCTACCTCACGGGTAATGCTTGCCGCCCACTTCGACCCACAGGCCGGCGTAGCGGGTGAAATACTTGCCAGTCGCCGTGTCCAGCCAGGTCGCGCCCACAGCGGCCACCGCGGGGGCCGTGTCGCTCTGATAAATCTCGCCAGCCCCGGCAGGGCCGGTCGGCCCCGTCGCGCCTGCGCTGCCGGCACCGCCCGCTGGCCCCGTCGGTCCCGTGGCCCCAGCCGAGGCGAAGAAGCTCGACAGCGTTGTCAGCGTGACCCGCTTCGTCGCGCCGTCTGACACGATCGGCACGACATCCGGCCCGGTGACGGCGGTATCGAGCGGCAGTTGCGTGATTTTCTTTTGTGCCATGCGTCACACCACCAGGAGGTCGCCGTCTTCCGTAATCAGTTGGTCGCCCGCCTCGGTCACAAGGAAGGCCGCACCGCTTTCGATCTGCTTCGTATGGATCCGCACCACCGACCGGAAGGCGTCGCCCGGGTGGAACACCGGCACGCCCCGAGGGGCCGCCACTTCGTATTCGCACAGGTCGCCGCCAACCGTCTCAACAATCACATCGCCACGCAACGGCTCGCCATACGGCAAATCGCCGTACGTGATCAAGTAATCGCGGCTTTCCCAGTTCTCGACCACGCCGCTTTGCGACTGGGCCTCGAACTCGGATCGCCCGATGGTGGCGGTGACCTCTGCCTCGTCGAGCCCGCGGCGATACGTGACGGTACTGCCGGCAGCCGCTTTCAGCTGACCGGCAAGCCACGCAGAGCCAATGGCGAGCATGTCGGGCACAGACCACCTCCACCACGCCACAACGCCCCGGCGGCGCGCGGAGGGGAAACGCGCGCCGACCGGGGGTTGCGGAGAGGACTACTTGTTGACGTTCACATACACCGACGTGTCGCCGACGAGCCTCGGCTTGGCGAGCTTGCCAGCCGCGACGCCCGTCGAGGCATGAGCCACGCCGGAGACCGCGTACCAGTTGATGGCCGAGCCCTGGGCACCGGTGGCACCCGTGGCGACCGGCATCTCGAACACGCCCTCGACTTGCAAAGAGCCGAGCGTGTTCGCGGCGATGGGCCTGGGGGCCACGCCGACGATCGCACCGATTACGACCACGTCGCCCGCCGCGACGGCCGAAGCCGGCGTGTGGTCGAGGACATCGCCCTTGGAAACGTAAGAAGCCATTGAGATCACCTGCTTTCTGGGTTTGGGGTTGGGATCCCAGCGGGCCGGAAATGGTCCCGGCCCGCTGGGTCAAGATCACGACACGTCGGCCTTGATGCCGGCGAGGTACTCGGCCTTGGCCACGCCAAAGTCGAAGTAGCCACGCATCTGGATGCCGAGCACGTTAAAGTCGGCCTCGGCCGTCTCCACCACCGGGCTCTGCACGCCGTTGAGGAACGCCACCTCCATCGAGGCCAGGTCGGCCGGCGATGCGAGGAGGTAGTAGTCGTCGGTGTTGGTCAGGTAGGTCGTGGCGACCACCTGGTAACGACCGGCGAGCACGTTCCGATCTGGCTGGCCGCTCGTGGCACCGCTCTGGATCAGGGTCGAACCCATGATCTCGGCGGCGGCGAGCTCCTGATCAACCGGCACGAGCAGGATCCGCGGCTCGACCGCGACGGGGTTGCCGTCGGGATCCTTGAGCTTGCGGAACGCCGTGGCGATGGGCTTCAGGTTGGCGAGCGACAGGGCACCGGCGCTCGTCTTCTTGTTGCCACGGCCCGTAGTGAAGAAGCTGGCGTCGTCCTGGAACTCGGTCCAGAACACGTCGTTGAGCTTCAGGGCACCACCGCGACCGATCCGCTGCGGCACTGCGGTCAGGGCCGAAAGGTCGTCGTTGATCAGGTCCGTACGGGTGACCGAGGTCATGATCCCGTAGGTGTCGGCCGAGATCGTCCGGCTCTCTTCAGAGGCCGAGGCGTTCTTGAGCTCGCCACCGTTGGCGACCTTGTCGAACTTGAAGCCGCCGTTGAGCCGGTAGCTCGTCAGCGTCTTGAAGTCGTTGACCGAACGCACCGACGCGATCGACCGCCACGAGCTCTCGACGCTGTTGAACCCCGCGAGGAGGCTCTTGTTCGCCGTGTTGCTCAGGATGCCGGCGATCGAGTGGGTCGCCCACGCGGCCTGCAGCACCGGACGCAGCGTCGAGGCGGTGAGCCGCCGCGGGCCGTCGTAGCCGTTGCTGATAGCCGCCTGGAGCAGCACCTCGCCCAGCGAGATGTCCCGGCGAGCCTTGTGGGCCGCTTCGAGCACCTCGGGCTTGAACGCCTTCTCGACGTTCGGCAGGCCGCCCTGGAGGGCGAACGCCGCCTCGATCACCTCGGCCGACGGGGCCGACGGGGTCACGACGTGCACCGCCGGGGCGGCGGGCCGCTCGTCACGGGTCGCGTTGAGCTTCTGCATCTGCTCGACTTTCTGGGTGAGGATTTCGATCTGGGCCTTGAGCTCGTCGCTCGCCTGGGCTTCGACCTTCGGGCTCTCCACGGCGACCTCCGCCGTGGCCGCCACGACCGGGGTCTCGATGACCTCGTCCGTGGGCTTCTGGGTGGCGTCAGCCGCCATAGAAACCTCCTCCGCGACCTCTTCAGCCGCGATGGCGACGCTGGTAGCTGCATCAGCGCCAAGGGTTACGAACGAAACCTCCCGCAGCGCGGAGGCCTTTACGACACGAACCGGCCCGACGTGGGCCTGCCCGTTGACTTGCACGACGCCGTCGGCGTCCACCTTCTGGTGCCGGCGAACGTCAGCGCCCACCGAGGCCTGGAACTGGTAGCCAGCCTCCGCGAGCGCGAGCACCTGGTCGGCGTTGCCGTTCTTGGCGAGGATCTCGCCCTCGACGACGATCTGCCCGTTCTCAATCGACGGCGTGCCCTGTCCGAGGATCGAGCCGAGGGCGTAGTCGTGGCCGATCACGACGGGCACCGTCTTCGGCAACTGCATGCCGGCCACGTCGATCACGACGGGCTCGCGGCTCCAGCCCTGCCGGATCGGAGCGCCGGTGTAGGCGACGATCTTGAACCGCTTCGGGCCTGCAGCGGCTTCGCCCTCGGCGGCCTGCAGGAACGTCACTGAGGTTTCGAGTTTGATTGCGTTCATCTACAGGAACTCCACGAGGTCACAGCCGTCGTCGTCGCACTCGTATTCGATGTCTCTCATGCGGCGTCCTCCGCATTGGGGTCGCCTTCGCCGCCGTAGTTCACTTCCGGCGTCGGGTCGATGAAGAGGTTGAGCTTCTTCATCAACTCGATCTCAGCGGCGCGTTGCCGCAACTCAACGTCCCACCGTTTGCCCTGCCGGGCGTATTCAGCGGCGAGCGTGGTCGTGTGCGTGCGGAGCCTGGTCTCGGCTGCGTTGGCTTCCTTGGCCGGATCGACGTGATCCTTGCCGTCCCACACCCAGCCCCAATTCCACTCGGAGAAGGGCGGCATGCCATCGGGCAGGATGCCGGCGAGCGACGCCTCGTTCACCCACGCCGAGAGCACGCGGTCGAGCATCGTCCGCTCTAGCTGGTCGCGTTCGACCCGCTGGTTCATCGCGTGGACCTGGTGGTCCATGCGGCCCGACGCGTAGTTGTAAGACGACGAGTCGAGGGCGGCGACGTTGTAGGGCAACTGCAGACAGCGAGCGATTTCGTTGAGGATTGCCCGCACGAACGCCGGATATTGCGTGGTCGGTTGCTCGGCCTTTAGCTGGCTGATGTCCCAGCCCTCGGGCAGGGTGGTCAGCGTCCGCTTACTAATCTCCAGGGCGGCGAACGACTCAACCTCGTCCACCTCAGCGGCCGGGCTGTTCGAGTGGATGAACGCCGCCAGGTCGGCCGCCGTCTCAGCCGCAGCGATCACCGCCTCGGTGTAGCGACGCAGCTGGCCGAAGAGCTTCAGAGCCGGGGCCACCTCGGGCACGCCGCGATGCTGCCCCGGGCGGCTCGGCTTGAACCAATGCACCATCTGGGCCGCCGGCACCCGCTGAAACTCCAGCGTGTTGACGCGGAAGTTCGCCCCCGGGTGGTAGTTCAGCACCTGGTAGGAGACCACGTTTCCGATTTGGTCGAACTCAACGCCATCGACCGTGTTGCCCTCGGGCGTAATGGTCGATCGCATGAGCTCGGTCGGCGTCGCTACCATCTCGGCCTCGACGAGCCGCAGGTCGAGCGTCACGCCGCCCCCGAGCCGGGGGTTGGTGATCATGAGGGTGAAGGCTTCGCCGTCGGTCACCAGGGCTTCCCGCATCGTCCGCAACTTGGCCGGCAGATCGACGGTCCAGCCCCAGTCGAAGAACAGCCGCTCGACGAGCCGGTCGGCTTCCACGTCGCCCGTGTCCAGTTGCAGCCGGGGGCCGGTGCCGATCAGGTCGTTGGCCAGCGTCGCCGAGATCCCGGCGAGGTACGAGTTATTCGCCCGCTCGTAGCGAGCCCGGTTGCGAAGCGTCCGCCGCACGGACGGCGAGAGGGCCGCGTCGGCCGCGAAGGCGTCGGCGTTGGCCCAGTGGCGATAGTCGTCGCCACGCTCGGCCGCGTCGTACTTGGCGCGGACAACTGGCACGGCCGCCGGGCGGGGCTTCTGTTGGCCTCGTAGGAGGTTGCCGAAGAGGCCCATTAGATCGTGCCCGGCGGGATGATCTTGTTGAATCGCAAGCCGCGATGCGTGTTGGAGGATCGAGCGGCGTTCTTGGCGGCGAGGTACTTGTCGGCCGCGATCTGCTGCTCGATGTCCTGCGACTCGACCTCACCGGCATCGGTGCGGACGCGCTTCGGCCCGGCTGCCGTGGTGCGGATCGCGTCCGTGATCTCGTCGCTCATAGAGGCGACGGTACGGGGCCAGAGGGGCTACACCGCAGGGGGTATGGCTAGGCAACGACCCAGTCAGAGCCGCGTCTCTCGTAGCGAATCGGCGTCAGTTCAAGCCGCCGTGCGATCCGCTCGGTCTGTTCACTGAACACCGCGACGGTCTCGCGTTGCTCCAGAACTCCGGCCGCAATCAGCGCCGCCGTCAACGCCGTGCCGATGCCACGACCGCGATGATGCTGGTCGGTGAACTGCTCCAACGTCGGCAGGTCTCGCCAGCGGTGCGAGCACGCCCAGCCGATCAACGCCCCGTCGCCGTGCCACAAGGCGATGGGCGTGCAGCTGGACGCCGCACCTTCGAGCACGCTGCGGATCTCGACCTGCCATTCGCTGCCCGGCTTGGCGAGGCGGTAGCAGATGGCCAGGCAGTCGCCCGGCTCCAGTCCGTCCGCCGTCGAGAGCGTGATGTGATTCATGTGCCCAGCCTCTTCACCGTGATCACCTTCCGGCCGCCCGGACCGCTCGGCATCTCAACCTTCCGCCGCCGCCGGCCGCCCGACTCCGACGACGTGGGCTGCAGGCCCGTGATACTGGCCGCGACCGCCGCGCCGACGAGACAGTCCCACCAGTGGTTGTCTCGCCCGAGTGTCTTCCATTCGTCAACCACGCGGCCTCGAGCTTCCGTCCTCACCGGATACTCGCTGGTCAGGTGCTCGATCAGCATGTCGTGGTCGCCCTGGTGCAGCGTCAACGCTTCCGGGTCGCCGATCGCCAGCCGCAGCCGCGCCGCTGCGAAGCTCTTCCAGAAGTTGGTGTCGTAGAGAGCCGACCGGTGATCCGTGTCGCCGAGCTTTCCGATTCGCCAGTTGAGCCCCATCTTGTCGCCGCGGTGCTTTTGCTTCTCGGTCATCGGCTGCGACGATGCACCGACAAACCGCCCGTGGCTCGGGATGATCTGGGCCGCAAACGGCGACTGTTTGCAGAACGTCCGCACGACCGTGGTCGTCTGCCCCCAGTTCGCATCCACGAGCATGCGGTCGATCCGCAACTTGGCCCCGTCCTCGCGCTTCCAATCCGCCGACAGCAGCTGCCTCGCCACATTGTCGAGCCCTGCCCGCAGGGCACCCTCGGGGCCTGCCCCCTTAGCCGCCGCAGCAAGCGTGCGTTTCGCGTGCGACGCCTCGAAGAACGACGAGCCTTGATCAGGGTACGCGCCGTAGGCCACGACGTGCCCGCCGAACGATTCCGACCAGCTAGCCACCAGCCAGAACAGGAGCTTGTCCTGCACGTCCACGAACGCCGTCAGCGTGTTGTGGGCACTCGGCACTACGCCTCGGGCGAGGTTGATCGACCTCAAAGCGAGCGACCGCTTGTCGAGCTTGTCGCTGGCAATGTCGTCGGCTAGCGGTTGGTTTTGGTACTCGGCGAAAAACGCGCTTTCGCCTCGGTCGATCCGCAGATTCCAGGCGTGTTGGATTGCCGAAATCTCGTCGGGGTTCTTCCGCTCTGGCCAAGCGACCCGCGCCCCTGCGTCCATCGCCTCGCGGTTGGCAACGTAGAAGTCGTCCGCCGCCTGCGTCCCTTGGCCGTCGCGCTGCCCCTGCCTCCGCGTCTCGGCATACTGGCCCCACAACTCTTCGGCCTTGGGCCACTCGTAGACGAGCATCGTCCGCTCGCCCTGCCAGGCCGGATGCTTCGCACGATCGAGCAAACGATCGGCCAGGTCGTCGGGCCTGATCACGGTGATCGTGCACAGCCCAGCGATCTTCGCCCCCGGGCCGGCAAGGCCGAGGATTGCCCCGCTGAGGATCTTCTCCCGAGTTGCCACCTGCGACGGGCTCGCCGCCGACTCGTCGGTCTGCGGGTCGTCGATCAGCACGAGCGACGGCCGCACCGTAGCCCCGTCGGGCCGCGTGTGCCTGATGCCGCGGATCCGCCCGGTGATGCCGGCAACCCGCACCGCAGCACCTGCCGACTCGGCCTTTGCGATCCACGGCAGCGTGATCTGGTCGGCGGTCCACTCGATGTGCGTCGGCTCGCCCTCGCACGTTTGCCCCTGTGCCCGCCGAGTGATTCCCTCCATTGCACGGATCGGGAAACACGCCGCCGGAAAGTCTTCTAGGAGGAGGTCGTTCTGCTCTAGGTTGGTCTTGATGCTGTCCAGCATCTGGCAGGCAATCGCCTGGTCGGAGCCGATCAGCATCACGAACCGCCGGTGCCCGTACAGCATCGACCAGATGCAGGCCCACTCGGCCATCGTCGTTTTGCCGGAGCCTCGCGGAAACGCGAAGGCGAAGAGCTCGCCGCGAAGCACCGCGCCCTCGATCTTCTCGATCGCCCGCAGGTGGTCAGGCGACCAGGCGAGCGGGAACGCTTCCGCGGCGTAGGTCTCGCAGAAAAGCCGGAAGTTGTTGCGGCACGACTCGCGTCGGGATTTGTTCTTCGGCGGCGGAATTGAGCCGATGTCGCGGCCGGCTGCGGCGAGCCGGCGAGACCACGAACCCGACTGCGACTTCTGTTTGTCGTAGGCGGCCTTGGCTTTGTCGATGCGTCGTTTTTGGTCAGATCGAGTTGCCACCGACACCGGACCCTTCAAAACACGTTATTTTGCGTAGGCTCGCCGCTGAGGCTTCCGTG